TGAGTTTATTCACAAACGGAAACAGCATCTCTCCTATTTTAGCAAGCATCAAGGAGAGATTGTCCTTCAAGGTGGATAGACGACCAAGAAATGTTTTGGACTGTTTCTGCATAGCCTGATAGAACATTCCGCCTTCACTTGTGGCATCCTTGAAGGCCTGTGTTACCATCTCGGTGGAAATGGCTCCTTTTTCCATTTCCTTTTTCAGTTGACCAATAGATTTCCCTGTTTTTTCAGATATGATAGCGAGCGGATTAAACCCCGCGTTTATCATCTGGAGCAAATCCTGCCCCATCAATCGGCCTGTACTGTGCATCTGAGAAAATGCTAGCGTCAAAGAACTCATTTTCGCGGCGTCACCACGAGCCACATCACCGATCATCTTCAAATAAGGCAAAACATTTTTGGATTCAATACGGAATGCCAATAATGTTTCCGCTCCAGAAGCCAAATCCTTGAATTCAAGAGGAGTACGAGCAGAAAAATCACGCAAATCTTTTACGAATTGCGCTCCTTTTTCTTGGCTTTTGAGCATGGTAGAGAATGACTGAGTGTACTTTTCAAAATCACCGGCAGTTTTTACAGCCAGCCCAGACACAAGAAGAAAGGGGGCAGTAATGGCTTTGGTCATGGTTCCGCCCACCCTCTGCCATTTCTCCCCCATCTGTTGTAATTTTCTTGACTGCACCTCACTTATTTTTGATAGCGGCTTGGAAATAGCATCATCGAGCTTGAGTAATAAACTGACTACATAAGATTTATCAGCCATCTATCCCTTCCAATGCTCCTTCCAACCAAAAATAAAATTCTTCAATGTCCATTTCCCAAATAATAGAGCTCAAACCCGGAAATGCTTTTACAATCACCCAGACAGCTTTTTTCCAGTTGTCTGGGAGCCTCAGTTTCCCAGGGACTGCACCAAAATATCAGACACAGCTTCCAAATCAGCCACATCAATCTCTTCTGCCTCTTCAACTTCAATTCCAGCCAAGGAAGCGAATAACGGCATGAGATTTGATACGGTTTTCAAGTTGAATTTGTTTTCCTCCCCAGAGGACATATTCACTATATCGTCCGGCAGAAGTTTTAGGTGCTTGGTTTTAATTCGTCCTATTTTTAGGATGGTTGTTTCAACTCCTTTCACTTTGATGGGGAACTTCAGTTTAATTTCTTTGCTCTTTTCCATGGTACTCTCCTTTAGGTTTCGTTCGTGGATTCAGTCCAAGAAGGACCAATGAATTTCAAAGGCACTTCTCCCTCTCCACCTGTCAACTTCAGATTGGATACACAAGTTGCATTCGCCAAGGTGTATACCTTTCCTCCGCCATATGTTCTGAAAATGATGGTGCCGTCTCCCTCAATAGCAGCGAGCTGACTAAGAGAAACATCATCTCTATCAGTCAATGTGACTTCACAAGAAGCTTCTACAGGTTCCTCCACGAAACCATGTATCCCGCTTGTTCCCATCACCACTCGACGTTCTATGGCTGGATATCCTGACACACCAATTCCATTGGCAGTAGCTCCGGATTTCGAAAGAAGCAAAACACCATTGGCAAGAACTTCAACTCTTCCAGTTATTCTCGGCATATTCTTAATCCTCCTTTCCTACAGAATAAATTGAATCAGTCCAGCCAATACTCTGAACTGGTTAATCAAATCAGGCGGTAACAGCACATTCACCCTGTTCACGTCTGCGGAATCTCTTTCCACGATGAGATTGGTAATGAAATCCTCAAGATTTTCAATGAGCCCATTTTCGAACATCAGCGTGAACAAGGCTATGATTTCCTGCTTGATGGTCTTTGGAGTAACCACATAGGAACCGGGCTGAACTGGATAAGAATCATCCGCCAGCTTGAATCTCGGGATCAAGAACCTGTTTTGCATCCTGACCTTGAACTGATACCTAAGTTCCATCAGCGTGGCCATAGTCTGAGTGTCCAAGTAGGAAGGATCAATCCCGCCAACTGCATTAGTCTGATAGGTGGTAATGAGACGCTCAATCATAACATTTCCACCAGAATCAACTATCCAAGTGGCGATCCCGTCATACAAAAGTGCGTCTCTCTCTGCTCTGGTGAATCTGCTCGCCAAAGGAGGAGGCAGAATTCCTGCCAATGTAAGATAATGCAAAGGACGAGCAGGGTCATTGTTGAGTTTATCTGCCGCAACCGCTCCGACAGCAGCCGCCCATTCCTCTGGACAAGTTGGAGAATCGTATGCTCCCATAATCCTGTTATGGGGACTATTGCGAGAATTCCCAACAGCAGTACAAGAAGCCAATGGCCCACGCATGGCAGTATAACCAAGTCCCTGTTGATCAACCAGCGGCTTGAATCGACTCGCCAGTTCTGTTTCCAGAGAGGTGAGATTGGTCGCATCCCTATATGGATTGATAATATGCTGAAATTGTTCACTCTCAATAACAGACCAAACATCATCAAGGGAAGGATCAGCTACACCACCCTCCATAGCAGATATAACAGCGCTATCTCCAAAACAGGTGGGAAACGATTGTCCCTCATAATAATTGAAGCGGACATCGATGTAATTCCCTAACGTCCCACTACAAATAGCCTGTAGAATTAATTCGGATGTGCCTGTGGTGTCTGCTATTACAGGCAACATACTGTTGGCATTGATGAGCGCCTTCATGGCAGAGTTGACTTCTCCAACTGACCAATCAGAAGTGAGTGTCAATTGAAATTGTGAACCGTTGATGAGTAGATTCACAACCTCTCCATCAGTGGAAACAACTTCGCCGTTATGCGACAGAGCAACAGAAAAGTGAATTGCACCACTGGCAATAACACCCGCTCCACTCTCTGCAATTGCAATAGCATATAATTCAGTATTGGGATTATTTTTCTTGAAGACTCTGCACATTCTATCAAGAATTGAACCCATACCGAAATAACTATCGGCTACAATCTCCGATGTTATTGCGTATAATGTGTCTCGTTCAGCATTCCCGTCCGCGTGTTTCTGTCCGATGATAAGCGCCTTGTGAGGATTCTGCACCAATCCTTTTAAGGCTCTGCTATTATCGATTTCAGCATATACGCCGGGAGTTCTGACAGTATCTGGTATATTGTTGAAACTAATCGGCATGTTTTTCCTCCTTCAATCTCTTTTTTTCAAAGGTGATTGGTTCCTTCTTTTTTACAGAGATGGTTGCAGACCCATCCCTAATTCTCCTTCGCCAGAAACTGTCCAACTCAACGAGTATTCCGGTCTCTGGAACAATTTGTTTTGTCCTGAGATCACGTAAAAGTTCTCCCTTGTTAGGAATCAAAAGCACTCTCATACAGTCCTCCTATCTGGATCATAAAATGGAAAAGCAGAAGAATATCCAATTGTGAAAGCTCCTTCTCTCGGATCAGTTCTTGTTATCATCTGCCCGATATCAGGAATCAAAACATCTGGATATCCATCCGGCAATGGTATACTACCTGTATATGGCAATCGTTTATCTGGAGCGAGAATAAAATTGGCATACAGTCTGTCGAATTCAGCTTGTGGACTCTGGTCCTCTTCGCTCATCTCATTTTCGATTATATCTGCATATCGGTTTGGAGTATCATAAGAAGCTATACGAGCGGTATACTCAAACTCAAACTGATACCACATCCAAGCCCCATCCATACCAAGCATAGAGCCGCCCCGATATGATATGATTGATTCCGCTTCCTGTAATTGCCAGCCTAAAATGGCCCTGAATATTTCTGAACGTGCATCATACAATGTGTCATATGCAAGAATGGCTGGTTTGTCTTTTTGTGAAATGTCTGCTTTTATAGCTGCAATCACTCCAAATCTTTCCACCACTCTTTGGTTGATGCTGTTATCATCTGTATTTCCAGTGGCACTTTCTCCAAGAGGAATAATAAATGCGCTTTCCACATTAAGAGTGCTCTGCATTACCTGATCCAACTCAGAAGCGCCCGCCACAAATTGTTTGAATCGTGTATCCGCCAACCGTATTTTCAGAGCGATTTTACCAAGTTTCATTCTTCAACCTTCATGAATTCAAGAAGATCATTCCTGGAAGTGGTGGCCTCATTATAGAATGCCAGATAATGAATATCGTCTTCCTTATTCATCCTGTCACGAATCAAATCACCAAATGATTTCCTGAGATATTCCATTTCTTCTTTACTCATGATGAGCATGAATGGCATACTTAATTCTGTGATGTTCCCCTGTTTGTCTTTAATTTTCATTGGTTCATTCCCCTTTCAAAAGCTGCTTTTATTCTATCCCCAATGGGAATATTCTCAAAAGACGGTTTCAACCATGGACGCGGTTTCATTCTTGCAGTCCCATCCTCAGTATACCAAGCATGTGGAACTGCTATAGAACCAACTCGGAATTCATATTTTCCTGATTCTGTAGCAGCCATTGATCCAACCAATTCACCCGTATCGATGGCTGGGTATTCACCTGGCAATGATGGGTAATGAAACTTTGCCAATGCTCCGGTCCTTATACTTTTCCTTCTTCCTGTTTCCCTGCTTACAGTTTTGAATCTTCTTGGACGTGGCTTTGTCATGTCCTTTTTTGTATTCCTCATCCCTCTCAAAATCTTGTTTCGTACATCATTGGTGATATCAACCGCTTCATCCCTGACATGCTCATATATATTGTCAGAAGCTTTATCAAGGAACCTAAAAAATTCTTTGTCTCCTCTTATTTCAACTGTCATCTCCTTCATACAACTGCTCCCGCACCCATCTCCAATTCTTCGTGAACCTGTATTCTTGCCCACTCTCTGAATTGTTCATCCCTAATCATACCCTCAATCTTGAATAATCTTCCTCTGTATGAAACTGATTCTTGTATGAATATATAATGATTATTCTTCATACAATTCACATCACGAATATTGTCAAATCCAGCACTGAAACCGCTTGTGAAAGCTTTGCCAAAATTCTTAACAGCCATCCACCTTGATTTCAATATATGTGTCACACCTTCTTGTATTTGTTCTCCTCTAATAGATTTGATATACACACTCTCATTCTCTATTTCACACCACCACTGATATTCATCTTCAAATGTCCTATCAAATCCACCAGAATCATTAGGTGTTTGGATCGGTCTATATAAATGAGCGCGATATTTTAATTTGTTGGCCATTACCTTCATCATAGATGTGGCACCCTCAAAAAACGCAAATTCTTTTTCACCTCGTCTGGCAATTCCTTATCAAACACTCTATTTTCATACTGTAATACCGCCCATTCCTTCATGGCATTCTTAATAATAGCGTCCACATGAGCAGGAGTGGAACCGTATCCAGCCTTGTATGTGATCTTGTATCCGCCATAATCACGATCGTCATTTTCTGGCAGATCACTATTTCTCTTTATCACCAACTTCCCTGGAATTGATTCTGTTACCACATAATAATTGCTGGAATCATATTCAGTTGCCACATCATCCTCATCAATTGTTTCCACCTTTGTAACTGACAGCAGAGGAGGTTGTGGCAAATAAACCTCTGCAACCGTCCACCAATCCATAATCATTTCAATAGTTTGTTCAATTAGAGCACGATTCAGATATTTTTCGACTTTCTGTCTCATTCCTATAATGATGGAAGTGATA